TGAAATCACAAGCGGTGGCAAGACAATCAACGAGCGCCGCTCTGAGTTGGGCTTACCTTTGCTCGACACACCACAAGCCGACATGCCGATCTTGATGGCTGGGGCCAGCACATTCCTTTTCAGCCCTGACGGAATTATCGATGCGGCTACCGCTTCAACAGCGCCCGCTTTGGCAGGTCCTAACGCAGAAGCAGTTGCCCCAGTTACCGAGATCGGCGAGAAGCCCGACAAGGAACCAACTGTTCTTGAAGAGGAAGAGATCGAAAACGAGACAAAGAACGAAGTGAAGGCTTTCATGAAGTGGGCCAACAAGGGTAAGCGCGCTCGCCTCTTTGAATTCAAGACACTCGATCCGATCGTGGGCGATGCTTTGAACCGTTGCGCCTACGAAGGCGATCTCGAAAGCGCAAAGGCACTCGCCAAGGCTTACTTGTCATGAAGTGGGGGCCTCTCCAGGCCGATGGGCGAATGGCAGCCAAAAGTGCAGTAAAGATCAGAGCAGCGTTGGCGCAAACGGCAGAATTTAAACGCGTGTACGAGAGTTATCTTTTAACGCAACCCAACCTTTCAGACAAGCCATCCCAAGATCGTGCGCGAGCGCGGGCCTGGGTGATGCTTAATGTTCGGGTAAACATGATGGCTTTGATGGGTGTGCTTGAGCGGGTTTATGCCGAAGGCTGGGTGACAGGTGAAGCCGCCGCTGACGAAGCGATCGCTCAAGCCAAAGAAGCCCGCAAAGCGTTCGAGGGTGATTTGATTGACTGGTCTAAATGGCAGCCTGGCGATGAGGCAGCAGCCTTGTTGATCCGACCTACAAAGGCCTTCGAGCGCTTTCTGAGTTCTTTTGGCGTTACCCTGAAAGAATTAACCAACACAACCGTAAACGATATTGGCAACTCGATCGCGGATGCTTTAGAGCAGGGCCTTTCTGCAAACCAAGCGGCTAAGTTGATCAGGCGCAATGTTGCCACCTCATCTCGGGCGCTAACGATTGCTATCACCGAACAGAACCGCGCTATGTCGGCCGCAACAATCAACCGATACAAAGAGATGCAGATCCCTGAGATGGAATGGGAGGTTTCTGACCCTTGTCCTAAGTGCGCACAGAACGCCAACCAAGTTGTGCGGATCGGTGGAACCTTTAACTCAGGCAACACGCAACCGCCCGCACACCCGAATTGTCGTTGCGCCTTGCTTCCTGTTATTCCCGACTTTGGCGAAGCGATATTAGACATGCAAGGACAGATTTCTCCAGCGCCTGAGCAAACAGAATTAGTAGAAACCAATCCATTCTTTAAGTCGGGCGGTAGCGTTTCTAGACCTTTGCGATTTGCCGATGATGCCGTTCAAGAGGCCTCGGCCACTCTTGAGGTAATGGCTGATCTTATGGGAGAAGAGTGGGATAGCAGTATTGGAGTTAAATTTACAAAGTTTGCGCTTAAACCAGGTGGTCTTAACGGAACCCAACAAGTTCGTATTGCTCAATTGCCTGATGGTTTAGGCGGGGCCATTTCATACACGCGTCGTGGTTTAGATGATATTCGCTTTGCGGGAATGGAGGGTGTATTTGAGAACCTGGTTGATACAAATCCTCATCTTTACATAGAATACTTAGGTTCAACAGGTATTGTGCCAAAAACAGGCACCTCTTTAGCCCAAGCAGTTATTAAAGAAGCCGCAGACAACAATTTAGGTATTATATTAGAATCAGCAACGCCCCAATCATCTGACTTTTGGCGCAAGATGGGACTCAACCCATTATCAGCCGAGGAGGGTGAGGCGTTTTACGGATTAACGGCTCAAGAGGTAGTTGCCCTAGTAGAAAAGATGACACCATGACATTTGATCCCGATGCCGCTCCTTACGAACAAGCCTGGCTTGAAATCTTAAAAGATAAAGAGAAACGCGCAGCCTTACTGAACGCAAAATCTGCTAAAGTAACACACCAGCCTTACAAGGATTGAGGAATAAATGGCAACCAAACACATCAACGCAAGCACCCTCACAACGGCATCAATTTTATTTACTGTAGATCCAAACGCAAGACCTCTAACACCTGTAACTTTATACAACGGTCATAGCGCATCAATCTTTATTGGCGATGCAACTATCTCCACATCGGGCGCAACAATCGGTCGCACGATCCCCGCTGCAAGTTCACAAACATTCTATGTTTATGCAAACGATGTTATTTACGGTATCTCGGCTGCGGCTTCTGCAACAGGCGCGATCGTCATAACCTACTCCGCTTAAAAGAAGGACAATCATGGCCGATGGATTTGTACCGCCGCAGCAAGTGCGTGCCAATGCAAAACGCGGTCTTGAACTTCGCAAGGAACACAACCGTGGCGGAACAGAGGTCGGAGTTGCTCGCGCTAGAGACTTATCCAACGGAGCAGCGCTATCATTAGACACAATCAAAAGAATGAATTCCTATTTTGCCCGCCACGAGGTGGACAAGAAAGGTGAAGGCTGGGGCGTAGATAGCGCTGGCTACATCGCTTGGTTACTATGGGGTGGCGATGCAGGATGGTCTTGGGCTAAAGGTATTCTTAGAGAAAATGAAAGCAAGGAGAAATCAACGGTGAACGATCTAACCACTTCGTATTTCAGTATTGAGAAGTCCGACAAGCAGCCCGATGGAACCCTTATGGTTTACGGCAAGGCAACGGATGACTCAGTTGACATCGATCAGCAGATCTGTGACGCTGCTTGGTTGGATCGCGCTATGCCAGCCTGGTTTAAGTCGGGTGGAAACATCCGCGAACAACACTCAAGCATTGCTGCGGGAGTTGCGAAGGAATACGAGTCGAAGGCAGATGGCCACTACATTATGGCCCATGTTGTTGATCCAGTTTCAGTTAAAAAGGTAGATGCAGGAGTCCTTCGTGGCTTCTCAATTGGCATCAAATCTCCACGCGTTGTGCGTGATCAGAAGGCTGCTAACGGCCGCATCATTGACGGACAGATCGTTGAAGTTTCACTTGTTGATCGCCCTGCAAACCCTAACTGCCAGTTGGTTCTCGCCAAGAGCGTAGATGGCGAGTCGAGCCTGATCCAAGTTGAAGAGTTAACCGAAGACATTATTAAACACCCAGGCCACGATCAATCCTCACACGGCCGAGGCGGTGGAGGCGCTGGTGCAGGAGCAGGTGCTGCGGGCGCTGCTGGTGGTGGCGGCGGTGGGGGATCGGCTGGCGGAGATGGCGAAGGCAGCGGCAAATTAATGCGCGGTGGAGCCAAAACAGCAACCCGAGCGCATCAAAGTCGGGTCAAAGAACTTGCTGATGATCGCTCAGCGGCAAATTCAAAAGCACAACCAAAATTAAAAGAAGCGCAGGGGCATCTTAAAGAAGCAAGTAACCGAGATCGCACTCCTGACTCTGTGCGAGGTCACTTAAAAGACGCATCTACTTCTTTAGACAACGCGGCTTCAACTTTTAAGTCCGAGGGTAATACATTAATGGCTGGTGCAACGGCCAAGGTTTCTGCGGGAATTAAACGCACCATTTCGCAATTGCCTGAAGGTACTTCGTGGGAAAGCGGTAAAAGCACCAATGCGGAACTCCGCAAAGCATTACAATCTGCTCTACACTTATACTCTCTAACCAAGTCGGAGGATGCCTCGATGAAAGATACAACCGTTGAATTACCTATTGAGGCCATGGGTGAACTGCTAAAGTTTGACAAAGTTCAGTACGAAGCCGCACGCGAAGCACTTGCCAACTTGATCCAAGTTGAAGCAGGGGAAATGCGTGAAGGTCACAATGAAATACAATCAATCGGTCACCTTCTAGAAGCCGTTATGCATCTCCATGCATGGTATGAAGGAGAGGAAGCAGAGGGAGAAGTCATGGAAGAAGAGACAATTATCGAACGCGCCGCTGGATCAGATAAAGAAATGAAGCCAGCCAAGGATGAGTCAAAGCCTGACTTCATGAAGCGTTGTAAAGAAGCGGGACTAGATGATGAAACAATCAAAGCCCTATGCGATAAATACATGAGCGCAGAAAAGTCTGCCGATATTGCGAAGTGCCTTGAGTGCGGATGCAACCAACCAGGCAGCGATCACGGATTAAAAACAACTAACGATTTTGCGAACATCGCAAAGCCATCACATGTCACCACCGCAGAAATGTATGCGCCAGGTGAAACGCCTAAGTCAGCGGAAGCAGACGAAGCGGCAGAAGCCCCAACCGAGGAAGCAGCAGTCGAAGAGACTCCTGTAGAAGCCGCAGTTGAAGAGGCAGTAACAGAGAATTCTGAAGCACCAGCGGAAGTTGATGCGGCAGATGTTGAAGCCATCGTAGAGCAGGTGGTAAAGAGCGCGACTGAGTCACTTCGAGCAGAGATCGTTTCGCTTGTTGCAGCAAAAGAGGCTGCACTTGAGAAGTCGGTAAGCCTTGAGTCTGAGTTAGCAATTGCCAAGTCTCTCGCCGTGGCTGGTGGCCCAAGCCGTACCGTTAAACCGTTGTCTACAAAGATCAACGACAATTTAACAAAGGCCGCCATTTACAAAGCGAAAGCAAATGCAACAACAGACCCTGTTCTTGCTAAAGGCTACAAAGTATTAGCCGAGGAGTTTTACTCCAAGGCAGCCGACAGCACGAGCAACTAACTACTACTCAAAGGATAAGCAATGACATTATCAGCACCCAAGGTCACAGACCTATTTGGTGATGCAAGTCCACGCGAAGCCGCAGAGCGCATGGAGGAATACACCTCTGAACTAGGCAAGTCACTTGCCAGCGCATCTACAGTTCCAGGACAAGCACCAGTCGCAGATCCAGCAGCGCAGATCGAAGCACTTGTAGCAAACAAGTCTTTATCTCCTGATGTATCAGCGGGCCTTCAGAACGCACTTGCTGCACAGCGCCTTGCTATGCAGGATATGCAGAAGGACATCACCCTTACATCTCCACTTTCAACATCTTTTGCAGCCTTCGATCTTGAAGCACCTGCTAAGTTGCTCACACCACGCCCAACACCTCTCCGTAACCGTATCCCTCGCAAGAAAGGCGTAGGCACTAGCCATCGTCAGAAGCAGATCCTCGG